ATAACCAAAATCGTTATCAAGCTCTTCTGACCATACGTCTGGAGAACCAGAACCTTCAGCAAAAGAAGTACCGATTACAGTACACTTTGCATTATCAACTGTTCCACCAGAATCTGCACCAGAAATTGTCTTACCGATAAAAGAAGTGTCACTTCCCTCATCAACTGGATTAGACTCAATTCTTACGATAACTGGGTCTGATACAGAACTACTTTCTTGCCCTATTGCAAAAACCATTCCTTTGATAAGCCAATCAACTGAAGCTCCTCCAGAGGTGTCGACATTATAAGATAATGTAGAACCAACAGCAGGTATAGCTTCTTCACCTTTTAATGAGAAAGAACGGTCAGTCATAGATACTTTTGTTCTATCTTCTAGAAAACGGAACTGTGGGTCATCGGTTGGAACTTTAGCTACCTTAGAAAGATACACGAAAAACGGGGATTCGTCTGGAGCTAAGTCTGCAACACGGTCTGAAAAGTTGAATAAACGCCTAGTATGATAGCCTGAAGCTGCCGAACCGGGGTCACCAACGTTCACAATTCCTGCATTGTAATTCGCCATTTAAGACTCCTTTATATATTATTATTTCTACTATTCGTGCCAATAACTCCATTCCAGATTTCATCTAGCTCATTTGGCTTGCTAGGTTCTCCACCTTGTAAGACGCCAGCTGTTTGAGGAATGTTTTTAGTCCTCTTTACAGCTTCTATACTCTCATTAGTTATTGTCTCAGGAACGTTATTAAATTTCCTATATACATCAACTAATATATTGAGCGGAACATCTTGCCTAGGCTTTGTAGCAAACTGGACAAAATCATCAACTTGATTCTGATCTGTCATATTGTATTTACTAGATAATTCCTTCTTTAAGTTATTGACAGCCATTGTCTCTTGTATGCCCTTCATCTTTTCATTTACAGCATTATCTACAAGAGATTTCTGTTCCCTAACTCTCATCTCGTAAGATGGAGAGCCGGGCTTATAGTAGGCTTCCCATGGGTCGAATGAGTTTTCATCAAGTCCCTGTTGTGGGTCTTGAGGACTACTTACATTCCCAGTTTGTTCACCGTTCAAGGTTTGTTTCATTGCTTCCACTACATCTGGCCTTTCTTTTAATACATTTCCTAGTTTTTCCAACTGTTTCAATTCATTGTACTCAGCTTTCATCTTATCGTATTCTGCTGATTTTTTATCGTACATAGATTGAAACTTCTTAGCATCGTCCTGAGGATTTGCCTCAGGCTCTGCTACTACCTCTTCAAAATGATTATCTGCCATTTCCTCCTGAACAGTTTCTTCTTGTTTAAGGTTATCTTCCATTTTAAACTCCTCGATTTCTTTTAATTAATAGCTTCACCCTTACGGATGTCATTTAAAAGCAGAACCGTGTGTTCCTCAAACGTCCTAACGGACACCCTTCCTACCTTTGTGGTTCTTGTTTTCCTAGTCTTTCCTGCGCATCTACTACATTCTTCAACTTTTCTAACTTTACTTTATTATTGAACTTCATGTCCGTCATAATATCCTTAAGCTGTGACTTAAATTTTTGTGCTTCGACCTGCTTCCTAGAGTGAACATTTTCACGTTGAGAAGTCTGCAAATCTCCGCTTAAGTCTTTTATTTGCTTTTCTAGTTGTTTAATATAGCTTTGCATTTGTGCCATCTGACCTTTCCTTTTCAAGACACCTTCTTTGTCAAAAATCTCTGATTTCTTTAAGACCTCGACATCGTCTACCAAGCCCATCTTAAAAGCATCTAAGTACATCTGATATTCAGCTACTCTATTAGACGGCAATGTTGAGCCTGATATTATTCTTACGTCATGCTGACCAATACTAATATCATTTTGTATCGATTGCAATTCACGAGTTTTATCATCGTACATCTTCGTATTGATTGTATATTCAGTTAAATCATTATTCGGTTGTACAATTCTAAAAGTTTTTTGATAAGTGTAATGACCCTTGGCTAAATTATAAATACACCTACCTAATCTGTTTAAGCTTCCTTCAATATCTCTTAACTTTGACTTACCTCGAGTCTCACCGTGTTGAGATAGCATTGCAGTTCCTCTAACTGTATCGGGAGCTTTATCTCTAAAGCCCTGCATCAACTCAGGAATACCAAAACTTAAATCTATATAATGCTCTACTCTATCTATTAACGCATAAAACTCACCAGCAAGTGACTGAGGGGCAGGAAAGTGTGGTTGCCCAAACTCTGGATTATAAGGTATGACTGCATTGGGATTGGCCCAATCTTTTTCCAGCTGCCCCAAGTCATCTACGCTACCCTCTGGAACGAGTAGCTTTAGGCCTGCAGAGGCCTGTGCGTGAGAGAGAGTGAGAGAAAAAAGTTTGTTTAACAGTCTTTGAGAATCCTTTACCTTAGATACATCTGATTTTGGATACGGAGTATTTGTCCATATATTTGGAACTGGTACTATCGGATACACATCAGTATTTAATATGTTCTCGTAAAGCAATACATCGCCAACTGTACATGTAATTTTAATTCTTGTTTGCTGAACTTCTACTAAATCAACAAGACCTTGTTCAATTATTTCTGCATTCTGCTCAATAAACTGAAAGTATTGTTCTTGATTTAATATTTGCTCTTGACCATTCTGTCTGTTAAAAAGTCTATAGAATGGAACTTTTACTTTTTGAAATCTTTCTAATATTCTATATCTCTCTGTTCTCTGTATATCTCTACCTAAAACTTCATCAGGCGTAAAAGACTGAGTTGAGTTTTTCATTTGAGAACTAGGATAATCCTCTTCGTTTGTTATAGCCTCAATGTCATCTATAGAATCTATTAACGTAGGATATATATTAAGAATTTGGTCTCTCGTAACTACGGTAGATAAAATCATCCCAGATGCATCATCAAAATAACGATGTCTTGACGCTGGGTCTACGTAAACTCTAAACGGGTCTACATATGTGAATTTTATCTCGCCCCGTCCGTAATCAGCCTCAGGGTCAATGTAGGCATAAAAATATCCAAGACCTGTTGTAGCATAATCATGCACAGCTTGCTTGAACTGGGTATCTCCATCAGAGATATCCCATACGTACTCTAGTATAACACGCCATACTAGGGCGAGTCTATTATCAGAATCTTCTCGTCCTATGGCGCTATATTTAGGAGAACGAGAAGTTAATAGAGATTTTAATTTTTCTATGGCTGCATATACACGGTCTATTACAAAATCAGCTTGACCTACTGATTGTAAAATTTCAGACTCATCATTTGTGTAATGGTTGCCTAAAAAGAAGTCGACAGAGTCACGAGCTTCTGTATCCCAGTCAGCCCTACTGTCTCTCCATGTTCTCCATAACTGCTTATTAACTTCAGCTGGATTTTGCTCCTGCTGTTCTATTTCTTGTATACTAGAGATGTCTACACCTTTATAAAGTTAAAATAATTTCAAAGACTAATTTAATACAAGTTTTCCCGAAAGTCAACCCTTTTTTTAAAAAAAATTATAATTTTTGCCCTGTCATCCAAGATATTGCTCTTTTAACGGCTCTTTTCTTATCTTGCTTCTTTAATATGTCATCCATATCCTTAGCTTCAAACCTCCTACTTATAGGAGCTCTAGAGTGGACTAATGCATACCATATACCATCAAGAAGGTCATCGTTCTTTCCTTTTGGAAACTGGAACATTTCATCTACAAGATCTTGATGTTTTCTTTTTATATGCATCTTACCTCTGTTTACTATCGGAGCAACTAAGGATTCTAACCTATCTTCTTTTTTAATACCAGATGGTGGTCTAACTCCTTTAGCTAAACCCGGCATCATCTTTCTTTCACTACCAGATAATTGGTTAACTGCATCTTTAATTATACCTTGAGCTCCAACTAACTCCACGTTAGCTCTTTTAATAGGGCTATACTCCTTTGCATATTGCAGTATCTCATCAGGCATTTCATACAAAGGTATACGCTCACGAAAATAATCTATAATATAAACATTCTTATCGCTATCTACTCCAACTACCATGATTACTTGAAAGTCACTATTCTCATTTGCTTCGTATGCTAAGTCAACACCTATGTAAACATTTACAGGTATAGCATCTTCTTTATCAACTATGTAAGCAAAATTGCCATTAGAAACAAACTCACCATTATATGTAACAAGCCTATCTACTTTAAACTTAGCATTTGTTAAGTCACGAGCTTCGTTTAAATATTCTTGTGCAAACTTGTGAGTAAGCCCTACATCTTGGAATCTTCTTCTAATGTCATCTAACTTCTCAACAGAAAAATAAGATGGCCACAAAGCAACTCCGTTATCAATAGCTTTATGATATACAACCTCCCAAGCATACTTTCTTTTTACTTTCTGAGCTTCTGTATATCCATCGTAGATGCCTTGCAAGAAAGAATCAAAGTGTACAATAGTTCCTATAAGCCAAACAGAACCCTCGTTACCTGCAGAGTTTTCAAGAGCAGGTTCAACAGTTGACATTACCCACTCTTTAATTTCTCTTCTTCTATCTGGTGTCTTTGTGTTTAACTCTGATTCAAAGTCATCAAGTATAATATTTGTATATCGAAGTCCTAACTGAGAACGACCACGAAGTCTTTGACTTGTACCTTTTGCAATTATCCTATCACCCTTACTAGTTGTAAATTCTTTTTCAGTCCACTTACTTCCCTGTAAGTCACCAAAGTAATAATTTAATGCAGGATTTATTTCTATATGATTTTGTATATATTTGATATGGTCAATAGCCTGAGACTGTTCCTCAGCTACCCACGCAATAAATTCTTTTTTACCCTCTGGATTAAAATAAAGCTTATGCATCAATGCAGATTTAGCTAGTGTACTCTTACCATGACCACGAGGTAATATAATACATATTCTTTTATTTTCTTCTGATAATAATACGTTGCTTAATTCGTATTGATAAGGAGCGGGAGAAGATTTCATAAAATCCTCTGGCATAAAAAGCTGACCAAAGGCTACAATATCTCTACTAGCTAACTCAAGAACTTTATCTTTTTGTTTTTGGTTCGAAGAGTTTATATTAAAATTTTCTACTGGTTTATCCAATCTTGCCTCGGTACTTCTTTAAAAACTGATTGGTGCTGCATTAATAAAGGCCCAGCAATATAAACCCAAGCTTTTGTAAACGGAGTGTCTCCATCATATACATCTATTTTTTCTCTCGTATATAAACCAGTATCAATACTTTCATACTTATCATAAGACATAATATCAGCATTATCAACATCAATGACTTCAACTACTGCTCCCTTGCCTTCTTTATTTTTTATAATAGCAGGATAATTTTCATGTCCGGGATATACTAGCGATACATCTTTTAGTCTATATGTTGGTCTCTTGCCATTTCTAAGAGTTCCGTAAACTGCTAACTTTTCCATTTCTCTTTGCTCTCTTTCTGTACCAAAGGTACTTTAATATCTCATCTACTGCTTCAGAGCCACGCACTCCTGCAACAGTAATAACTTGTTCAACCTCACCTTGAACTTCGTTTATCTCTTCTAACTCTTCCCAAATTAAATCATTCCATAAATCAACATCTAAGGAATCTTCATTGCAAAGCATAATAGTTGGTATAAAAAACATAACGATACTACTTCTCAGTTTCACGAGTAGCCTCCGCCAATTGCTTTGTGTCTCCACCTCCTATAGCTTGCAACTGCTCATCAGAAAATCCTTGGAATACAGTTACAGATTCAGAACGTTTCTCTGTATCTCGCATACCAGCTATACCAACAAGTTCTTTAAGTAAGCTGACTTTATCACTATCTTTAGCATCAACGCTTTCAATAATGTCTTTCATCTTATTTAAAATGTACAGAGGAGTTATCTCTGCTTCATTCATTATCTTATCTATTTCTTCTCTTATCAAAGACCGAACCCTTTCTGTGTTCATTAGTATTTTAGCCTGAGACTCAGCGTATTTTTTCTTATTAGTAGGATACGCTTTTATAAAAGCATCTACTATATCATCTCCCTTTGCAACATACTTAGCAAAAAGAAACTCTCTTTTAGTAGCTTTCTTTCTATTCTTTCGTATTTCGTATGGTAACTTATCCTTAGCCCCGAAAGTGTAAATATTTTTTCGAGGCTCTCCTTCCATCTTTATCGTATCTCTACAGACAAAAGAACCTATCGGCGTCCTAATATAATAATTGTACACACCCTCGACTGTTCCGTTTCGTAGTTCGCCTCGGTGAAGGACAGGACAAACCTGCCCATCATCAGTCTTTACCCAGCACCCTTCTGTGCCTTCCCTCCAATTGTGAACTAATTCTTCATTAGGGTAATTTTCTGTGAACTCCTGTACCGATTCGAATATTTCGTAATCTTTCCCAGCAACAGTTCTTTTAATCATTGTCTTTAACTAAAAACCAAGAAAGATATTCCATATTTGCAAAAGTCCATCCGTAACACTCTAATAGTGTTGCACATAATATACCAACAAATAGCTTCTTATGCAACTGTTCTCTGTAAAAAAAACTACGCTGGAACCACGTTAGCATTAGTATATTGCTCTATTTTCTTATGCAGATCTTCTAATATCTCTACATCTGCAACATTATGGTCTAATACATACTTTAACGCTTCTTTGTTTCCATACCTAGCATTACGCCATACTCTTGGGTCTAGATTTGTTTTACCATCAATACCTAAGAACTGAGTAGCTGTCTTTAAACTACTTCTTGTTAATTGCATTTTAGACCTAACCAAGTAGTACAAATCCTTATGAGACATCTTCCTAAACTTAGGAAACTGTATATCATTGTCCATAGCCCTAGTCCTAGTAAAAGGAATGTCAAACCTAGTTCCGTAATATGTCATAACAACATCATACTTCTCAAGAGCTTTACATAAGCTACTTACTATTCTATGGTCATACTTACCATTAAAGACTTCTGACTTTTTAATGACATCGTATAAAACTTCATCTTTATCTCTCGTCTTTATCGCCCAAGACAGCATGATGTCGACGTTTGCTTTCAAGCCAGTAGTTTCAATATCAAGATAACCAATAGTCTTTTCATGACCAGTCTTGTACCTACTTGGTTTGCGTAGGCCTAATGTTTCAATCTTTCTAGTAACTGCTTTATATGTCCTAGAATATCCTTCTAGCAAAAGCTTATGATATAACTGATATGCACTAATAGATGTATTCTGATACTCTTCTAATATCGATACCTCAGCTTCAGTCCATGTATTTCCTTTAGGCATTGTGTAAACCCTTTCTCATTTTGTTAAATAAGTTTATAGTATATAGAATTATATTAAGTAATATTGCTTCTAGCATGTAATAAATAGTTCTCACTACTTACCCCACTTTCCCTTAGATACTATTTGGGACATTATGCCATAAACAGACACATCCATGAAAGAATCCGTAATTGGCTCATTTTGCGCTTTTTCATCATTCTTCACTACCAAGTTCAATAGTCTATTGATTTTGTCGTTCATGCGTACAATAAGGCCCGTTAAAGACAATCTGATGTTATCTGGTGTGTCTAACATAGTACCCATAGCTATATTACCTGTTCCATAGTCATTTTGCTTAATACAAAACAATTCATACTGTTCACGTTGTATTGCTTTGAACTCTTTAGTCATCTCAGGCCATTCTTTTTCTATTTTCTTTGTAACAATAGCTACGTTTGGTTTGACCTCTGTTACATTATTTAGATTAAATTTAGCCATTACTTTACCTTCTTCCAAAGATAATCAGCAACACCTAGCTGCAGAAGACCATTAGATAGTGCATCGATAGCACCCTCATCATGGTTTGCACCTGCATTGGTATAGATAACATGGATAATCTCATGCATAAAGGTTTCTACCTTTCTTGAATGAGTCATGTTCTCATCAATGAATATACGGTTTGCTTTTACATCATGCATACCTAGTAGGTCTTTTCCTTCTCTAACGCCATCAAGATTAGTCTCAACTACGTTATAATCATGTCCACCTACTCTAATTTGTTTTTTAACTGTTTTACTCATTTTCACTCTCCTCTGGATTCCAACCCCAGAAATGCTCTGTGTACGTACTAGCAGGAGCTTTTACTGGAAGTTGTTTTTGTTTTGCAAAGTTAATCATCTTTAATGCTATTTTAAACTCTTCTCTAAATTTCTTATCCATCGTTTATACTTTTTACTACAATATTCTCAAAATAGTCACAACCTTCGTTAGCTGTGCATGGTTTACCTTTTTTCTCTTCGTCAAGCCACATATATAACCTGCCGTCTTTTCTCTGCATCATAGCACCCATGCAATTACCAGTCCAATAATTAGCACAATAGTTCTTAGCTTTGTTTAAATTACTATTTATCATGGTTGAACTTACAAAACAAAAACATTCTAATACAAATACAAAATAAATAAAAATAGTAGTTGACTTATATACAGTTTTAGTGTTATATTTAGAGCGGTGAACCAAAGCAAGTAGAATATATTTAATATATATTATACTTTCTAAAAAGAAAATATAATACTAACGTATTATAACAAAGAAAAAGAAAAAATTTGACTGAAACCTACTAAACTTAGTAAGTTCTATATAAGAAAGGGAGAATAATACTATGATTTCAACACAAGACCTTATAAGAATTTACAATTTTTTAAATAATATAGGACACCTTAAGCATCTTGATGTGTCTGAGGCTAAGGAATTAGCAAAAAAGGTTGAGAAATATGTTTACGATAGTTGATAGATCTGGTGATGAGGTTAGGTTTAGAACTGATAAGGGTGCATGGATAAAGGAATTGTACTCTGGTTACAACTTATGTAGCTATTCTGACGAAATAGACGCAGAGATAGCTAAAAACAATATAGAAAACAAAGAGAGACTAAGTAATTTGCAAGTTCTTAAGATAAAACAAGTAAAAATGGGAGAATACTAATGGGGCCAATGGAATATATGACATTTGCTAAAGAGTTCCATGATATATTACAGTCAAATGGCAAGGTACTAACAGCTGCTACTGACATAGAAGCACATCTTGATGAGATATGGATGGGAGAAGTACTAGAATTTTGTGCAGAGAGTAACTATTGCATTATGGATATTGATTTGAATATAACACATAACAAAGAAAATAACCCATTTGTAGTAGCAATCTATAAATTAGAGCCAAGATACACTCAGTTATAGTAAAAAATTGGCTTACAATGTGTGTGAGCTATAATCTTATATAGTACCCGCCCCCTCATCCTCGTTGGGAATTTTGGATTAGGTTGAACTTTTCGCAAGTTGAGATTGAGATTCATTCTCATTAAAAAATAAGTAGTAATCATTACTATTTAGTGCAAAAAATTTGCAACAATATTTTCCTTGCATCGTATCAACTTTTATTTGTAATTTATAGGCTTTGCTCTTTTTCCACCAAAACACGCCTAATTGAGATTGAGTCTCATTATCATTTAGCCGCAATTTCCTGATAAAATGGCAAAACCTACAATTTACTATGTTTTAACTATATAATGCAAGTGTTTTTTTGACGCTAGGCAGCCGTTATTTATTTTATTTTTTTTTAAAAAAAGCTTGCTTCATATTACTTTTTTGTGCTACATTTGGCTATGTACAAAAAAACAGAGAATATAAGAGAGAATATCGCTATTGAGACCGAGTCTCAACAGAGAGAGAGCGAGTCTCTACGAAAATTCTCGGAGAGAAAAAAGGTAATATAAATGAAAGATAATAGAACACCAGTAACCGCAGAGAATAAACTTGCAATGATAGCAAGCGGAATGTTAGAGAGCGAATTTAATAGACTATTTAGAGTTAAGGGAGAGAAAGGCGGTATCTTACAAGAGTTCGCAGAGATGAACCCAGACCACGAATTGACTAAGTTCGTACAAAAGAACGGCGCTCACTTCCGATTTGTAGACAAATTAGGAGTAGAGAAAATAGTTCGTATCAATGGAGCTAAGGTCGTAAACAAGGACTAGTGAGAAAGGTAGTCTAGGAGAGGTCAGGTAGTATATATCTGGCCTCTCTATATTATACACTCATACGACAACTTACCAGATCATAGAAAGATAATAATAGATGTTATATAATAATAGAGAAAAGACTCCTATAGATATACTAATAGAGAGTAGCAAGAAAGATATATATATTAATATCTCTCGTAGCGTGTACAAGTCTCCAAGTTATAATATAGATATTGAAGGTATAGACAATCCTGTATCTATGACAGACTTAAGTAGAGAAGCAACGTATACATATGCGAGATTTATATATAATAAGTATAGGCGAGAGAATGTTATTCTCAATAATAAATACTCTCGTACAAAAGTTCGTAGCTTTGCACTATGTAAGATATTATCAAACGAGATGTTACACGAAAAGCTAGACAAGTTATTCGCTCTACATAAACGCAGCGAGAGAAGGTTCGGACATATACCAGCCAAAAAGATTAAAGGTTTCAAGAGAGTCAATCCAGTAGCGATGAGGCCCTTTGAGAAACAATGGTAATAGACAATCATAGATCAGAGAAAGGTAATACCTATGAGACAAATAGTAGATAAGATACTAGATATTATAGACTACTTCATGGATATATTCATGGAGTTTCTAGAGAGATGGCTACCTATATGGATGGTAGCTATATTATTATATATGATATACCAAATTATAGCGAGATAATATATATGAGTAGAGTTCATTCCTGCCGCTGTGTTGCTATCGAGAGCGACATTGCTGTAGCAAAAGTTATTAGTAGACAGCCACATTACAGAGAGGAATTAGTATGTAGTTGGCACAAGTCTAGCTATGAGAATCTAAACGACATGGCAGAGAGACGAGTAGGTATTCTTAGTAAAGATAGTGTCGTAGATATAATAGATTTAGAGAGTAATACTATATTATTATAAGGAGAGAGAATGCAAACATTTTTACCATACCCAGACTTCCGAGAGTCGCTAGAATCTCTAGACAATAAGCGTCTAGGTAAACAGAGAGTAGAGGCTTTGCAACTAATAAAGTCTATATATCTAGAAGACTACGGATGGAGAAATCACCCTTGCTCTAAGATGTGGAGAGACTATCCACAAGCATTGATAGAGTATATGAATATATCTATTGATGTATGGAAATCGAGAGGGTTTAATAATACTATGGTCAAACAGAGAGTAGAAGATATAGTCTATCCTCATTGGCTTGGCGATACAAAGTTTCATGACTCGCATAAAGCGAATCTACTATCTAAGGACTACGACTTCTATAGTAGATATAACTGGAACGTAGACAAAAACATGCCGTACTACTGGAATGGCTACGGCAAGGAAGAGTAGAGATAATACATGTGTAGAGAATGTGATAACTCTGGACTTGATTGGCCAGATAGAGATGAGAGAGAAGTAGAAATAGCTAGAGAAAGAGCTATGGAGAGCTTTGACAGATCTATAAACATACTAGATGAGAATAAAAAAATTCTAGATAGTTTAAAATCTACTACATCAATTTTGAGAGAAACCTTGGAGAAATTATGAGTGAATTATATCATACATTAATACATCTATTAGGTTTATGTGGAGAGCCACATCCTAGTCTATTTACAATTATAGCGGCTATGATTGCTCTACCATTTAAATCTGTAGTATTATATATCATAGAGAAGTTAAATATATGAATACGTATTTATGTGGAGAGTGTGATGATGTCTACGATGAGACATTTCTAGCATATTCTCAGATATTAGACCGACAGATATGCCATAATTGCTGTAGCACTAAATGTAGAGACTGCGATTTTTGTGGAGAAACAGTATATTATGAGAATTTTACTCTACGTATACCATTGACAGATGAAGAGATAGTAAAAGTTAAAGAGATGTTTGCTAGATATAATTGTGAGTATATATGTAGGGCTTGTATACATAGCACATATCGTAGATGTGATGATTGTCCTAGTGTTGATTTTATAGATTTAAATTTATCTGACGATGAGATATATCTAAGAGACGAATGGTATCAAGATGAGAGATGGAATAGAATTAGAAATAGAATACTTGAGCCTCGTAAAGCGTATTTGCTAGAGAAGTACAATGTCTATGGTAGTTGCCACTATTGCAATGATTGTTACGACAATGTAGTAGAATCTACGGCTATCAATCCTACTAGGTCATTACGTAGAGAAGATTTTAAACCTAGTATAAATGATAGAAATAATATTAAGAGACATGTAGGTATAGAGACAGAGATGCTTTACGATGAGTTAAAAGATATGGATGTAAGCGAATTAGATAGCTATGATATAGAGCATTATATAGATACTCCAAACTATTGGGATGGAGTCTACGATGGCTCTCTCAGTAATGGTGGTGTAGAGCTTAGAACTCGTAGACCTGTAGTTGGAGACGATATATCTGTAGCTATAGATAGTTTACGTAGTAATATAAATTCGTATATGCCCGAAGTAGATAATTCATGTGGTGTACATATACATTTCAATGCTCTAGATTTTGGTTATGTAGAACTAAAGAATTTACTATATGTTATGAAAGGTATAGAGCATGTAATATATAAATCATTGCCAAATAATAGAATAGCTAATAGATATTGTAAATCTATAGACTCTTTAAATTATAGTGATTTAGAAAAAGTAGATAATATGAGTTCTCTACATAAGCTATATTATAATAAAATAGCTGATACGATACCCGATAACCACCACTACAATGGTGCTAGATATCAAGGCCTAAATCTACATGCTAGGTTTTTTCTAGGAACTATAGAATTTAGATATCATGAGGGTACTACGAATGTAGATAATATAATGTCATGGATAAATCTATGTAATTGGATAGTAGACGCATCTAAGATGATGTCTATGGAGAAAAAATTATCTCGAGAACAGAGAAAGTGGAGAGATAAGTTAAGAGATACATTTATATATAGTAAATGTATAAAAACGACACCTATAGAGCGTATAGCTTTGATAGGTGGTAGAGATTCAGCTGACTATATAAGTGAGAGGATATCTAAAAATAGTAAAATACAATAACAAAATAGGAGAGAGAATATGTGTGGAATATTCGGTTTTGCGAAACAGAGTGGTCATCAGACAGACGCTCAGATAGATAAGCTAAGAGATGTATTTACAAATCTCGCTAGCGATTCTGTTGTGAGAGGTGAAGATAGTACTGGTGTCTCTATTATATCGCCCGATGAGAGAAGAACATTCAAGTCTATTGTAGCTTCAGACAAGATAGTCAAGCACGAGACATGGCGTTCTAACATCTTAGATAGGATTGATAGAGAATCAACTATAGGTATAGGCCATGTTAGACTAGCTACTCATGGAGATGTTACTATGCGTAATGCACATCCATTTGAGATAGGTAGTGTTCTAGGGGCACACAATGGAGTGATACATAACTATAACGAGCTTGCTAAGAAATACAACAAATCTATTGAAGTAGATTCTGAGGTAATCTTTGCATATCTAAATAATATGTCAGATAGAGATGCTCTAGAGAAGTTAGANGGAGACTATGCTTTATCTTGGGTAAAAGATAGTAATAGGATAGTACATCTAGCTAGAGAATCTAGTAGACCTATATCTGTAGCTTATTGGAAGAAGGCTCGTATATTATTATTATGGGCATCTACTAGTCATATATTAGAGAATGCTATGCACGATGCAGGCCTTACTCTTAAACACCATAGTCTATTAGTAAATAATATATACTCATTTAATACTGATAACTTTGGTAGTAAGACTGCAGTAGAGAAGTCTACATTCAAGCCTAAGGAGAGTGCTCGTAGTTTATACTCCAACTCTAGTTGGAAGTATGCTACGACATACTATGGAGGATACTACGACAATACTAACGATAGTTGTGTAATAGACGATAGTCCTGCTAAATATACTTGCGAGACTTGTAGAAATTCTGATTATGATTATAATATGATAGATGTAGGAGATAACGTATCTATATGCTACGAGTGTTACGAGGATGTAGAGGCTTGCGAATGGTGTGGAGATTATGTATTCGGTGCAGAGTTAGTTGAGAGAGGTTTATATAAGGTATGCTCTCTATGTACTAATGATGTTAGTAATACTCTATATCTACCCGAAGCAAATGGTATAGTATCAGCTTAAATAGGAGAGAGTATGAAAGATAAGAAAGTTATCTTACTAGGATTTCCTAATCCTATTAAGATGAGAAACAAAGAGTATGTCTTAGAAAAGCTATACGAGAAAGCAAAGTCTAATCCATTTATACATGGTAAGACATTCAAAGAGTATAGAGAGTTTCTTTGTGTCCAGATCAAAGACTTTGGAGACATTGAAGTTGATTCTAGAGATACTGATAAAATATATGATTCATTAAAATCTATGGGTTGGATAAAAGTAATAAACGCTGTCGTGCTTGCTATTATCTCTAGCCATACTGCTATCTCATAGGAGGATGTGATGCCTCCAGATACCAATAGAGAAAATAACTCTACTCAATCTGAAGAGAATAGCCAAGACGTATACGTATGCGATGGCTGTGAAGAAGAAAGAGATAGAGGAGATGATGGCGAGAATCTTACTAGACATGGTGAATGTATATGTGATGAATGTAGAGATGAAAATTACTATAGCTGCAATGATTGTTGTGAGCTAGAACATATACACGACTCATATCTAGGGCCTGATGATTGCTACTACTGCGAAAATTGTAGAGACAATTCATTTTCGTATTGTGAGAGTTGCGATGTAGCAGAGTGGCACGATGAAATGAGATATGTAGAAAGTACATCTATGTATCTATGTGATAGTTGTTACGAAGAAGAATGTTGCGACCCTCATAATCATATAGAGAATGCACCATCATCTGTGAGTGTTACTCATCATAGAACTGAAGATACATCTAAATTAGATGTAAAGAGACTAGTGGGTATAGAATCAGAAGTTACTATGTATAATCCCGAGACAGATGGTGATGGATATGCTCTCGCATATTATAGAGATAATATACCTAAGTCTTGGAGAGAAGTACATGATGGTAGTATAGAAGGAGAGTATGGTAGAGAGTTAATTTCGTCTCCAGCTAATGGCAATATACTAGATGCAAGAATACGAGAACTTACTCAATGGGCACATACATATCGTGCTAGACCTAATCACTCTTGTGGGTTACATATACATATAGATGCTACAGATACAGATTGGAATGATTTAAGATGGATAGCTCTAGTTATGAAAAAGCTAGAATATAATATATTCGATATGCTACCACCAAGTAGACGAGGCAGTAATTGGTGTAAGAAGGTAGAGATGAGTTTCGAAGACCTACGAGATTGTACTGACGGAGAACGTTTTGTAGAAATGTACTACGATGGATATGGTATAAGTAATGAGAAATATAACGATAGTAGATACCATGGATTAAATCTACATTCTAGATACTACTTAGGCACTATAGAGTTTCGATATCACTCTGGTACGACTAACTATGAGAAGATATATAATTGGATTAGACTATGTAACTCTGTTGTAGAGACTGGTATATATATAGCTAGATGTAAAGACTCTAATGATGAGAAGTATAAGAAGCTAGTTCAATTCTATACAGAACATACTGACTACAATATGGAAAAGTCTACATGGAATCAGATCTTAGACAATATGATTGGTGTAGATGATAAACTTCGTAGATATATATTTACTCGTATACAAAAGTTTACACCAGAGAGCCCAGACTTGAGAGAAACAAGAACTAAAAACATACTAAAGGAGGTATAATGCTAAATAAAGTAAACATAAAAGATGTCAAAGATGCTATAGAGTATCTATGGACAGAGGGATTTGTAGATGAGATGACACGAGATAAGAGATATTACGTGTCTGTCTTGTTAGCAAAAGTCGCTAATGATTATCAAATAAAACTAGAAGGAATAGAGGATTATTATAATGGTTAAATTATTATTACTACTACTATGTCTATCATGTGCATCTGTAGAGAAACCTACTATTGATTATAATAAAGGATGGATAGTAGACAAAGATGGTAATAGACATTTTTATAACGAGGAAGTAGTTATAGGAGAGGAGATGAAGTGTCTAATTCATGGAGTCCAAGAGGTGGTTAGTGTAGATAGAAAAAAAGTTAAAAAAGAATTTGACTCAGAATAATGTATATTTGTAAATTAACTACCCAAATTTGGAGGAATATATGCCATTAAAAGGTTTTAAATATCCCGATGGTGAGATAGTTTCTCTAGAAGATGTGAGAGATAGAAATGTAGATGTAGAGAGAATGGGTATGGCTATACCTACTCTCTTATATATGTCTAATCAGAGAGATGCTAATCGACCTCCATCTACTACAGAACTACTCATAGGAACTTGCCAAGCGTATCTACAGAGAACAGAAGACTACTATACAGACCCTCAAGGTAATGCGTTCTCTCTAGCAGGTACTATACATCATAATAAGTTAGAGGATTCTGCAGAAGATGAGGAGACTATGCTAGCTGAGATACCATTAGAGTATGAGGGAATCACAGGTATCGTAGACTTGTATGATTCAGAGAATAGTATGCTGATAGACTACAAGAATACTGGCTCTTACAAAGCATCTCAAATACTAGGTATACAATCTAGAACAGAGAGCGACCCCGTAGAAGTATATAAAAAGAGTGGTAGATGGGGCACGAAAGGCTCGCCTAAAAAAGTAAAAGTATTTTATAGAGACCCTGCTACTGCGGATTTTGGAGATTGGTCGTGGCAAGTAAATTTCTATAGACTTATGCTAGAGAAAAATGGATACCCAGTAAATGAAATGTATATACAAATGACAATACGAGACGGTGGAGTTCATGCGGCTAAGAGTAGAGGTATATACAACAATATATATCTAGTACCAGTTCCATATATAGATAATGAGGTACTAGAAGATAGATTTCTAGAGAAAAGAGATATGTTATTATCTGCTTTAGAAAACAAAACAAAACCAGAGATGTGTACACCAGAGGAAACTTGGAATGGTAGAAAGTGTGAAAGCTTTTGTCCTGTTCGAGAGGTGTGTCCACATCTAGAGAGAAAATAATGGAAAAACAAAACAAAATAAGAGTACTTGAGTTTAGAATACTGCAACTAGAGATTGCTCTAGGTAGTCTGATGCAAGTCGTAGCATTTCCAGAGAAAAATACTAGCTTTAGAACTAGAATGGAAGAGGCTATGAAGATATCAGAGGATAGTGGTATTGATAATATACTCAATGTTATATTAGACGAAGGAGGTGAAGCATGAGCGACATCATAAGTTCAAACGAAGTAGAGCACTCTCTAGATATTAGAGAAGGTATAACCGAACTTCATAAGGAAGTATCTAACATAGATACACCTAGATTCTATGTAAAGCAGAAGATGGGTATAGACTATGTAGAATATAGTTACATGAGAGATGTAGCAGATAAGTATTTCCCAGGCTGGAGTTGGCATATCATAAAGAGTGAGGCTCTAGGTAGCGAGTCTTATGTAGTTCATGGTAGATTGAGATGGTACGATAATGGTATATGGAGAGAAGGTGATGCTGTAGCTGCACATCGCATTCAGAAGAAAAGAGGTAGCGATGAGTTCGTAGATATAGGCAATGATATCAAGGCTGCAAATACAGATACGATAAAGAAAGCTCTCAACATGTACCTTAATATAGCTGATGATGTATATAGGAATAGAATAGAAGATCTGTCCTTAACAGAGGAACAGATAGAGTCTATTATGACTGCTCAAGAGAGCATAGAAGATGCTGATATCAGAGATAAAATAGTAAGTAGTCTAAAGAAAGGAGAAATACTAAAGACAGACTACAATAGAGTAATGAATAAAATAGAAACACTAACACAAAATAAAGGAGAAAATAATGAGTGATTTATTCAACGATAGTAATGAGTCTTTCTACGACCCGTCTAAAGATGAGAACAAGTATGAACCTCTAAAAGAGGGAGACTACGAGGCTCATATAGTAGGTCTAGAACTCAAAGAGAATATAACTGTTCAAGGTAAATTCTTAGCAGATATATTTATACCTAATTTCAAGGTAGCTAGTGGAGACTTTAAGAATCGTAAGGTTAAGTCTAAAGGTGTATTTAGATTTAAGACTCCCGATAAGGATAAGTACCCAAATCTATCTTCTAATAATGGTAGTAATAAATCATATATGAACTTTATATCTACAATAGGTATGCAACCAGAGTCTAAGGAAGTAGATGGTAACACAGTATATTCTCTTCCATATGTTACTGCAGGTGATATAGAGGGTAAAGCGTGTATGATAAGAGTAGAACATGATAATTGGACTAATAGAGATGGAGAGCCAGTAGTAACTCCAAAGGTTACTAATGTATTCAAGTGGGAAGGTGGAGAAGACGAAGACGGATTGCCGTTCTAATGAAAATAACTAACTCAGAATACGGATATATACTCTTAGGTTTAGAGTCTCTATGTGATAATAAATCTTGGAGTCAAGCTACCAAAGAATCTATAAAGTCTCTTAGAAGTAAGCTAAAAGCTGAATACACTAGATTAGCTAAGAAGAATATAGAGGAAGGTATGACATCAGCAGAAGAGGAAATATATCCTAGTAGATTAGATACTAACTTTGGAAGCTAAAAAGTATGTCGAGATTGAAGAAGCTTATACAGGCAAGTATGGTTGGGAGAATGGCCTAGATAATTTTATCACTATCAAGAGAAATTTTTGGTTAGATAATAATTTAGCAGGCAAGACAATAGAAGACCTTACTATGTCTCAAGAGTATCAGTTAATAAATCGATATAGAAGTTTCTATAATAAGATAAGTAAAGAGAAAGGAGCCTTATATGGCAAGAAAAAGAAAAAGTCAAGTAGAGAGAGTTAAGACTTGGTTAACAAGTGGTAAATCTATTAACCCTATGACAGCTATTAAGAGATTTAATATCTTTAGATTGGCTGCAGTAATATATAGACTTAGAACCGAACATGGTTTGACTATATCTACTGACAATAGAAGAGGTTTTGCTACTTACAAGTTAACTGCATAGTTAGCCTCCGAATAGAGTCGTGAAACTGTAGAGTTTAGGCGGGTTCGCTACCCGCCACGACTCCTAAAATAAGTGGTAGATATTACTATTTCTTAACAACTTAACATATAGCAGAAAGGCTATTTGGTATAAGGTGTATCANTATAACGAAATAATGATAAATGGTTGGCGCCTCTACCACTTATAGAANTATGAAGATAANAAACAAACCTAAACTAAGAGATATGATTAGAAAGTTAGATGCATTAGATTCCGTAGTGATGCAACAGAATAATTTTCTTAATCATATAAACAAGAAAATCGACCTAGTGTCTTCTACATTGTACGGATTATTAGAGATGAATGAAGATACTGAAAAGGTTATAACTTATATTAAAGAAAGAGAGAAACAAGATGCCGTATCCGATGAGAAAGAGCTTTCTGACGAAAGTGATAGCGGGAGCAAAGAAGTTTCTGGAGAGTCCGTTTAATGCCGAGTCGAAGCAAAGCAAAAGGAAATCGGTTCGAAAGAGAGTGCGTAAAAAAAGCACAAAGTAAAGGTCTAGAGTCTAAGAGAGCATGGGGTTCTGATGGTCGCTCTCTAGGCTTAGACGCAGAAGTTGACTTAATAATCGAGGACTATACAGTCCAATGTAAAGTAAGAAAGAGAGTAGCAGAATGGCTAAAACCAATGAACTTGCCAAACCACGTTCAATTAGTAAAGGAGGACAGAGGCGAGATATATACTATAATGAAAATGGAGATGTTTTTGGAGATAATAAAGGCTCTGAAAGAAACTTCTCAGCAACAACAGAAGTAAGTAACGATGTAGATAGGGCGAGAACAGAGACCCTTAGATATTATTTTGATGATGATTGGTTCGATGACCCTAATTATCTAAAGGTATATAATTCTCACAAATCTATGGTTAAGAACATTAGAAACTCTGGAGGTGCTAATCCTCCTATCAGATGTACAGAGTGTCGTAGACCTTTTCAAGTAGAGGTAAACTCTGGTGGTAGTAAAGTATATCTAGATGATGAATTGTTTATGAATATGCCTTTAGTAGATGGTATCTGTCATGGATGTGCCTAAGAAAGAGAAGTGTCCATATTGCAATAGACTTATGAATGTTGTAGACTATACTGCAGGTATACAAAACCTTACTCTAGCTAAACCAAAAGATATTGTAAGTGAGGTTAGAAAAGTACTTGGACTTATACATAACAACGTTCAAGAGATTGAGCAGTCTCAATACTATATGTTTTTAAATGAGACTAAGGATATAAGTAACTCTATAATGAAAGAATCTATGCGTAAGTTTATAGATAAAAATCATATAGACAAAGGTCATGGTATACATTACTTATTAACAATGATAAAAGGCATAAACCATACTAAAAAAATGGAGAAAGAATACGAGAGAAAGACTCTAGATAGAATGCCACCAGTAAAGGAGGTAGTTAATGATAGAACCTAGGCTAGAAGATACTCTACTTGGTTGCGTAATGCAAGACTCATCTAAGTTAACCTTAGTAAAGTCGTGGATTCCCGAAGATGATTTCTTCTACTCTGATTTAAATAAGCGTATATGGAAAACTATTCTTAAGTTAGAAGACAGAGGATACGAGATTGATGTAAATACCGTTTGCAATTCTATAGAGAAAACTAAGTTTGATAATAACTTAACATATACTATATTAGGGTATATGGATTTAGTTGTATCTACAGAAAGAACATCTGATTATTGCAAACTATTACACGCTGAATACTTAAGAAGAAAACTTCAAACTCAAGTGTATGGCATACAAAAGAATATAGGAGATAATTCTTTAGAGACGCAAGTATTACTTGAAGATGCGCATACTACTATAGGTAACATTATTAGGTTACAACCTAACTCTAGCTTTAGTATAGAAGATGTATTGAAAGATACTACTAAGTCTATATTTGAAAAAGAGAATCTTATAAACACAGGTATAAATATACTTGATAGTGTTATCTCTGGTATGACAAGAGGAGAGATAAGTATTATAGCTGGTAGACCCGGAAATGCTAAGACAACCGTAGCTGCGAACATAGCGAGAAATCTAATCAATCAAGGTAAGAAAGTAGTTATGTTCAATAGAGAAATGCCCAATGTAGAGATGATGAAAAAGTTTATGGCTATGGAGTCTCAAAGTATTTCATACAGAAATCTAAGACATAATATAGACATATCTGATTCAGATATATCTAGTGTATCAGATATAATAAAAGAAAAGTACACAGATAAGTTGTTTATGTTTGATGAAATAAGAGACTTAGATGGTTCTTTTAGAGAGATAAAAGCTATCAATCCCGATGTAGTTATAGATGACCATATAGGTTTGATAGAGTACCCAGTAAATGATAATAGAGATTTGAGAATAAAGATAGGAGACACTACTAGAAAGTATAAGTGGTTAGCAAAAGCAGAGAAGATGTCTGTAATACTTGTATCTCAAATGAATAGAAACATGGAACATAGAAACGATAGAGTACCTAGGCTATCTGACTTAGCTGAGTCTGGTAACTTAGAACAAGATGCAGAGATGGTTATGTTTACTCACTATCCTTGGGTATCTAGATACGGAGATGATGGTAATAGTGAATGTTACTTAGAACTTATAGTAGCTAAGAATAGATATGGAAATACTAACTTATGTAAGGTTGGTTATGATGGAAATACTTGTACGATACACGAGACAGAGGAATCAGCTATGAGTTCTATGCAAAGTAGAGGAGAGAAGATAAAGAAAATGGAGTTATTCGATTAATGAAAATGCTAGATTTGTTTAGTGGTATAGGTGGGTTCGCTCTTGCCGCTAAGTGGACTTGGAAAGAAGATCTGGAGATAGCAGGCTTCTGCGAGATAGAGGAGTTTTGTTGCAAAGTTCTAGAGAAAAACTTTCCTAGAGTTCCTATATACAAAGATATAACAGAACTAGATGGTAATTTATTTAACGATATAGACTTGATAACTGGAGGTTTCCCTTGTCAAGATATATCACAAGCAGGGAGAGGAGAAGGAATTGAAAAAGGAACAAGGTCTGGTCTTTGGTTCGAAATGCTTAGAGTTATTAGCGAAGTACGACCAAAGTTCGTCATCATTGAAAATGTCCCAATGCTCACTATTCGAGGAGGAACAAGAGTTATTGAAGGTCTTGCCGAAATCGGGTATGATGCAGAGTGGACTGTTGTGGGAGCAAACGAAGTTGGAGCTAGACACATTAGAAAAAGACTTTGGATTGTGGCCTACACCAACAGCATCGGACAATCAAGGAGCACCTCAGAAGAATGTAGAACTGAGGAACGGCTCGTTCTCGAGAGTGAACAAGAAAGGACAGAGGTGGGGAGTGAAACTAAAGGACGCAGTACACTTCATAGAGAAGAGAGTAAACTTTCCGACACCAACAAAGTCAGACGTTTACATAGCGACATTGAAGAGCAATCAAACGAAGAAGACATCGAAGCACTCAGTAAGTCTAGGGAAAGCAGTTACGACACACAAAGACTTATATCCGATACCCACTCGAAACCAGAAAACGGAGCCGACTACTGGGCGTTTGAACCCTCTATGGGTAGAGTGGCTGATGGGATTCCCGATTGGGTGGACAGAATTAAAGGACTCGGAAACGCAATAGTTCCACAAGTTGCGAGAGTCGTAATGGAGAGGATAAAACCTCTAATCTAGAAAGGGCAAGTCAAGTTCAGGGAGTCTAATCACATTTTTCTGTCTCTTCTTTTGTTTTTGTAGCATACGCTTAAAAGTATTTTTCATACTTATGCTCCTACCTGTGATTGGATTCCTTGGATTTGTAGCATTCCAAGCTCTTACTCTACCATAAGCCTTTTCGTACTCACCTTTATCTAGATATTTATTAATAATTCTAACCTCTCTAGACTTTCTACCTTGTAGTCTTTCTTCTGATAGTCCCTCTGGTTCTATCCTTTTCATAAGTTCAGACGGAACAGTTCCTAATAAGGTAGATACTCTAGATGGCAACCTCTTTATAGCTTGTGCTCCATATGTTTGAGCATCGCTCTCCATTCTTTGAAAGAACTGAAATAGCTTTTCAG